AGATCGACCTGGCGGCGGCGCGGGTGACCGAGGTGACGGTGGCGCGGCGGTTCGGGGACGAAGTGGCGGCCTGGAAGGCGGCGATCGGGTAGGCTGCCCCATCAAACCACGGCACCTCCCCGGCGACCGCCGGGGCCCAGCATCGGCCCGCCCGCAACGGGGCCCCGGCGTTCGCCGGGGAGGTGCGTCAACCGAGCTGGCTCAGCCTCTAGCTCGCGACGCAGCCTTCGCCGGCCCACATCGCCTCGATCTTCGCGTTCGCCGCGTCCGAGGCGAGGATGCCGGTGAGGCCGCCGGCGGTGAATTGCGTGCCGAGCGAGGTCTGCTTGATCCTGGCGTCGAGCACGTCGGTGAGGTCACGGCGGGTGGAGCCGACGCCGATGCCGGCCATGTTGGTGACGCCGGGCGCCCCCGTCCAGCCGACCAGCGCGGCGTCGCGGAAGTGGAGGGTGAAGCCGCTTTCCCAACGGGCGAAATCGACTGGGCCGTTGGGGCAATCGGCGTTGGTGCCGCGCGCCTTCGGGTCGCCGAGCGCAGCTGTGGTGGCGGTGATCGCCTGTGCCTGCGAGGTGCCGAAGGCGAGCGGGACGGTGCGGCAGGGGGGATAGACGAAGCGCAGGCCTTCGCCGTCGACGGAGAGGGCGAGCTGTGGCGTTTCCGGCGTGGCGCTGGGGGTCGGCGACGGCGTGGTGGCGGCGACCGGGGTGGCGCTGGGCGCGGGCGCGGGCGCGGTGTCGTTTGCCGGGGCGGCGGAGCAGGCGGCGAGGGCGAGCAGCGGCAGGTATTTCAGCATGGGATTCCCGAGGATCAGCGCGGCAGTTTGGCAGGTGTACAGGTGGGTGTCACGGAATAGGCGGATGATCCCTCGCCCGTTCCACGCAATCTTTGGCCGGTCTCGTGCGTGCCGCACCAAGGGGTCGAGGCTGTCGAGGCTGTCGAGGCGCGGGGCAGGCGGGATTGGGGAAAGGGCAAGCTGTTCGGGCGCTTGCCGGACGTAGAAACGGATCAGCCATCGCCGCCCTCCCAGCCCGAGCGGTCGAGCGCGGCCATGGCGTCGGTGATCGCCAGCGTATCGACGCTGACGCGCACCACCTTCGCCAGCAGCGCGATCATGCTCTCCTTGTAATCGGCGAAGCGATAGGTGTTGAACTTCTCCCGGATGGTGGGATCGCGCGGGGTCTTTTCCTTGTGCTGATCGAGCACCCAGTCGATCGCGGAGCGGTTGCCGAGGCGGTAGCGCCAGGCATCTGCGGGGATGCCGGTGAGCTGCGTATCCTCGTCGACGCGGACCAGGCCCTGATCGGGGAGCGATTTGAGCGCGGGCTTCGGATGCGTGCCCTCGGCGCGCCGGGGATTGGGCGTGTCGACGCGCGTGACCGGCCAGGGTTCGACATCCTCATAGCCCATGCCGCCCAGGCGGCAAAATCGGGGTAGAAGGGGATGCGCGGGAACTCGCGCTTGAGATTCAGCGCGTATTTCTCGCGATAGACGGGGTCGTGGAGGATTGCATAGACATAGTGAAAGATCGCGTCCTTGGTGACGCCCTTCTTGCCGTAGCGTGCGACGAATTTATTGAGCGACCAGTCGGTGATGTTGTCGACGCGTTCGCCGGACTTGGTGTAGCGGTGGCGAGGAGCGCCTTGAGTGCTGCCATTCCCGTTCTTTAAAAGACAAGTGTCGAAAACTACTGACGTTGCAAGGGACGAAAGGGCATTGGCGGAAGCGATCCCGAGAAATGCGATAGTCAGGTTCGGGCTATCTTGATAAATCTCATGCGTTCTAAAAGACTGGCTATTCGTAAGACGATCAAAGTAAAGAAATTTTCTAGAAAACGGCCTATACAAAGAAATAACAACTTTATCATTGTCAAATGATATAGTGGTTTTTGATGTAAAACGCCTCTCCAACTCGCGATGCCATTTGACTAGAGCAATATTCTTGTCATTCGCCGCAAGTGCCCTTCCGTATTGCTCGATAAGGAAGGACATTTTTTGTGAAACGTCTCCCTCGCTTTCGCCAACGGCCCATTCGTCTTGCTTTGTCTGAATACCGCTCGATACAAGCTTGAATATCGCCTGCGTTGCAGAACTTCGTTCATCTGTTTTAGTCGCTGGATCGGCCAGAGCAAGAAAATCGTCCCAATTATCTTCGGATTGATTGATCCAATCGTGCTTTTTGTCAGGGCGGATATTCTGAGTATCGCTGTTCTCGAATGATCGAGCATTGCCGAGCCACGCCAGTTTGTCCGCCGCCGTTTCCATCTCCGGACGCCGGGCGTATCGGATCGCAGCGCCGTTCTTGCCGCGGCGCTTGACCAGCAGCGCGATCATCACGCCGGTCTGGATACCGAAGACGTTGTGGGTGGTGCCGGACAGCTTGGGATTGTCGCGTACGTCTCCGCCCAGATCAAGCAGCCAGATGTCGCTGAACTCGCGCTCGGCCACCTTGCGGAAACCGTCATACGCACCTTTGGCAATCGGTTTGCGACCGATCACGAAGGCGACGATCCCCTCATCGGAAATCCGATCCGAGGCCCAGCGCACGAAGCGCGTGTACATGTCGTACACGCTGTTCTTGTTCTGCGCCGTCCCTTCCTTGATGTACGTCTGCTTGATGCGTTCATCGACGCGCGCGTAGGCGCGGTTGGCGTTGTTCTGGTTATAGTTTTCCTGCCACGCATTGTAAGGCGGGTTGCCGATGATGACGCTGATCTTTCGGCGGTTCTGGCGCTTGACGCGCTCCATGTTCTCGTCAGCGAGGCCGCCGAGCAGATCGAACTGGTGGCCCGAATAGATGCCGAGCGCCGCCACGTTGTCGAGCGTGTCGACGAAGCACAGGTTCTCGAATTCGGCGAACTGGCCGGTGATCGCCTGATAGGTCGCCTCGATGTTCAGGTTCGCGACGTAGTAGGGGAGGATCGCGACCTCGTTGGCGTGCAGCTCCTCCTTGTACTTCTGACGCAGCTTCTCGTGGTTGCCGCGGAAATGCTCCAGCAGCTCGACGATGAAGGTGCCGGTGCCGGTGGCGGGATCGAGGATCTCGACGCCACGATCCTCCAGCGCCTTGCCGAAATGCTTCTGGCACAGCCAGTCGGCGCTGCGGATCATGAAGCGGACGATCTCTCCGGGCGTATAGACCACGCCCAGCCGGTCGGCCGCCTTGCGATTGTATGCCTTGTAGAAATCCTCGTAGAGCGCCTTGAGGAAGCCCTGCTTCTCCGAATGGCTCTGGATCAGCGCGGCAGTGCTGGCGATGCCGGCGTAATAGGGATCGAGCGCGCGGAGCAGGCCCGCCTTCTCGCCCCGCGCGAACAGCTTGCCCTCCAACTTCTGGAGTTCGGCGGCGACGTTGTTCTTGCGGTGGAAATCGGGATCGTTGAACACCTTGGCGAAGATGTCCTCCGTCAGGATATGCTGGATCAGCATCTCCCGCACGTCATCCTCGGTCACGGCGGGATTGATCGCGTCCCGCGCATGCTGGAGGAAGGCGGCGAGGGCATCGGCGAAGTCGCGACTGGTGGCGAGCTTTTCGGCGATGCGATCTCGCAAGGCAGTGAGGATGGCGGGCAGATCGGTCGCGAACTGCTTCACCGCCTTGTTGAAGTCCGCGATCTCCTGCCGCTCATGCGCGAAGAAGCGGGTGAGCAGGCGGAGCAGGCTGTCGTCCTCGATCGCGCCGGCGTGGGCAGGGGCCTGCATCGCAGCGCGCATCACCTCCGCGCCGTCCTGGTAGAGGACGGCGGTGACATCGTCGGTGAAGATGATGTTGTCTCGCGGATAGCCCTTGCGGAACTTGGCGGCGATCTCCGCCTCCAGATCATCCTGCTCGTCCTTGGCCTCCCAATAGCCGAAGGGGACGCGCAGGCCGTGGAGCAGCGCGCCATCGACGTAGATGCGCGTCATCTGCTTCGTCAGGATATCATGCTCGGCGACGAACTGGAGATCGTGCTGGCGGCCCCAACGCTTGAGCAGATCCTTGAACGCCTCGCGCAGCACGCTTTCGCGGCGGCTGCCGGAGACCTGGCGCAGGCGATCGAGCTCGGCGCGATATTCGTTGATCAGCTGGCGGCTCAATGGCTTCCCTCCCCGTGCCGTGCGTCATGGCGGCGGCGGTGGGGAGGGGCAAGCCGGATGGGATCGGATTTCGATCGGGTGTGGCGCGACCCGATTGTCGCGAACCATATGGGTGAAAGTGCTTGACAGCGTCACGCTGATCCGGTACATAACAGGAACGCTGAGGAATTGCGGGCGGGGGACACGGGACGTGGCCCGCAAGGCACCTCGGCAGGAAACGGGCCGGCGATGCGCCAGGGAGACCTGGGCGGCATCGACCGGCCCGTTTCCGTTTCCAGGGCTGGCGCCATGGCGCGCAATATCGAGGGGGAGAGGCGATGCCCGGCCATCATGCGATCATCACGGAAAAGCATACCGCCTTCACCGCGAGGAAGTGGGTCCGCTGGACCAAGGCGATGCGGGCGGTGTTCCTGGATCACCTGGCCGCGACCTGCAACGTGAAGCAGGCGGCCGAGGCGATCGGGGTGGAGCCGTGCTCCGTCTATCTGCTGCGGCGTCGGGAGCCGGCCTTTGCCGACGCCTGGGGCGAGGCGCTGGCGCTGGGCTATGAGATGCTGGAAACGCAGCTGGTGGGCCATGCGCTGGCCGGCGGCGACGCGGACGGCGTGCTGGACAATGGCGCGGACACGCGCGCGGGTCCGATCACGGTGGAGCTGGCGCTCAAGCTGCTGACGCTCCACCGCGGGCGCGACGGCAAGCCGCGGCGCGGCGGCCCCGCGCCGCAATATGCCAGCCGCGACGACACCGACACGGTGCTGCTCGCCAAGCTGGCCGACCTTGAGGCGAAGCGCGCGCGCGCCGCCGCGCGGTCCGCGGCCGAGGCGGGGGAAGCGGCGGCGGGGGAGGGACAATGACCTACGATCCCGGCCAGGTCGCGAAGGACGAGACGATCGACCGGCTGCTGGCACTGCCCCCGGCCGAGCGCGCGCTGGCGGTGCGCGCCCTCAGCCGAGCCCAGCGGCGCGAGTATATGGCACGCTGGGCGGCATGGGCGCAGAAGGCGCAGCTGGCCCCGCCGGGCGACTGGCGGGTGTGGCTGATCCAGGCTGGCCGCGGCTTCGGCAAGACGCGCGCGGGCGCGGAATGGGTGAGCCAGTTCGTCCGCGACGTGCCGGACGCGCGGGTGGCGCTGGTGGGCGCCACGATCGACGATGCGCGCCGGGTGATGGTGGAAGGGCCGAGCGGCGTGCTGGCGGTGGCGCGCGGCGACGAAGCGCCGGTGTGGCGCGCGGGCACGGGCGAGGTCCGCTGGCCCGGCGGCGCGGTGGCCACCGTCTATTCGGCCGAGGCGCCCGAGGCGCTGCGCGGGCCCGAGCACCATGCCGCCTGGTGCGACGAGCTGGGCAAATGGCGGGGCGGCGGCGAGGCGGCGTGGGACAATCTCCTGATGACGCTGCGGCGGGGCGACCGGCCGCGCGTGGTGGTGACCACCACGCCGCGCTCGACCGCGCTGATGCTGCGGGTGGCGGCGCTGCCGAGCGTGCACCTGACGCGCGGGCGGACGAGCGCCAACATCCACCTGCCGGACAGCTTCCAGGCGGCGATGACGGAGCTGTACGGCCGCACCATGATCGGGCGGCAGGAGCTGGAGGGCGAACTGTTCGACACGGTGGAGGGCGCGCTGTGGCCGCGCGCGCTGATCGAGCGGCAGCGCGGCGGCACGCTGGCGCCCGAGCTGGTGCGGGTGGTGGTCGGGGTCGACCCGCCCGCCGGCGTCGGCGGCGATGCGTGCGGCATCGTCGCGGTGGGGATGGGGACGGACGGCTGCGGCTATGTGCTGGAGGACGCCAGCGTTTCGGGGGCTACCCCCGAGGGCTGGGCGCGTGCTGTCGCCGAGTGCGCGGGGCGCTGGGAGGCGGAGCGGGTGATCGCCGAGGCCAACCAGGGCGGCGCCATGGTGGAAAGCGTGCTGCGCGCCGCCGAGGTGACGCTGCCGATCCGGCTGGTGCGCGCGAGCCGGGGGAAGGTGGCGCGGGCGGAGCCGGTGGCGGCCTTGTACGAGCGGGCGCAGGTGTGGCACGCGGGCGTGTTCGCCGCGCTGGAGGACGAGATGGCGGGCTTGCAGGCGGGCGGCGGCTATGAAGGGCCGGGGCGCTCGCCGGACCGGGCGGATGCCCTGGTGTGGGCGCTGACCGCGCTGATGCTGGGGCGCAAGGGTGCGGTGGCGGTGCGGGGGGTGTAAGGGTTTGGCCCGGCGCCGCAGCGTGATAGGCCGCAGGCATGGGGGACCCGATGGATTATTCGCGCGACGTAGAAGTGGTGTCCGGCAGCCCGGAGATCGCGGCGGTGCTCCGCGCTCTATGCGACCTGACTGGCATGGGCTTCGCCGCGGTGGCGCGGGTGACCGACACGCGGTGGATCGCCTGCCAGGTGCTCGACCGCATCGCCTTCGGACTGGAGCCGGGCGGCGAGCTGCAGGTGAGCACCACCATCTGCGACGAGATCCGCGACAGCGGCGTGGCGGTGTACATCGACTGCGTGTCCGATGCGCCGATCTGGGCGACGCACCCGACACCGATCCTGTACGGGTTCGAGAGCTATGTCTCGCTACCGCTGGTGCGCGGCGACGGATCGTTCTTCGGCACTTTGTGCGCGATCGATCCCGAACCGCGGGATGCGGCGCTGCTGGACATGCGCGGCGCGATTGAGGCGCTGGCGGTGCAGGTGGTGGCGGTGCTGGATGGCGAGACGGTCCGCACCCGATGACCCCGCGCGAGCTGATCGACACGGCCATTGTCCCCGGCGGCGAGGAACTGCGGCTGTTCCGGCGGGGGGGCGATTTCATGATCGTGCTCGACCGGAACGAGTTGATGAATACGCGGATGAGCGGGTCCGAGGAGGCGCTGGCTACGCTGGCGGCGGAGCGGCTGCGGGGGCGGGCCCAAGGACGTGCCGGGCCTCGGGTGCTGATCGGTGGCTATGGCATGGGGTTCACGCTGCGCGCGGCGCTGGCGGCGATGCCGCAGGCGGAGGTGACGGTGGCGGAGATCGTGCCGGCGATCCTCGACTGGGCGCGCGGGCCGATGGCGGCGCTGACCGCGGGCTGCCTGGACGATCCGCGCACGCGGGTGTTCGCCGGCGATGTCGCCGATGCGATCGCGGGCGGCGGCTGGGACGCGATCCTGCTGGATGTCGACAACGGGCCGGACGGGCTGAGCCGCGCGGAGAACGACCGGCTGTACCGGGCGGGCGGCCTTGCGGCGACCCGCGATGCGCTTCGCGAAGGAGGCGTGCTGGCGGTATGGTCTGCGGGGCCGGACCCGGCGTTCGCGAAGCGGATGCGTGGCGCGGGGTTCGCGGTGGACGAGGTGACCGTGCGGGCGCGGCAGAACGGGAAGGGGCCGCGGCATGTGATCTGGGTGGGGGTGCGGTAGTAGATACGCAAGAGTTCGAATTTCGGTCAGGCTGAAGCCAGCAGTGCCTTTCCTGCCTCGGTCCAAGCGCCGCCTCGGCCTGAAGGTGCGACAAGCCCATACTTCGTGAGGAGGGCAATCGCGCCTTCGCCAGCGCCCATGGCCTGATGATCCAACCAGTCAGCATTGCCGCTGCCGAGATACTGTTCGCACATCCAAGCGAGCGCGGTGAGCAACTTGTGTTCGTCGTCGGTCATACAGCGACTCTACGCGGGCGGGTTCAGTAGGCAACGTTTGCTGCTGTGGACTAGCGTTGTCACTGATCCTCCCCCGCCAGGGGGAGGAAGCGCGAACGCGCGGGGAGGGGAAGGACGGCGGGGCCTTTGCGCCGAGCGCCGCGTCCGCCCCCACCCGGCACATGCGTGCCTCCTCTCCCTGGCGGGGAAGGATGGCTTCTTGATCACGCGGGGGCGAGGGTCTCGTCTGATCGGCCGCCCGTTCGCGCGGCCTCGTTTTGGAGAATCCAGATGAAATGGTTCGGCTGGAACGCCGGGCGCGATGTGTCGCGTCCGGTGTTGGCGCGTGGGGGCTCGGTGGCGGCGGCGGGGGCGTGGCCGCAATCGTACGAGGCGCAGGTGCGCGCGGGCTATGGCGGCAATGCCGTCGCGCAGCGGGCGGTTAGGCTGGTGGCGGAGAGCGTCGGTGGGGCGCCGCTGGATGGGGACGCGGCGCTGGTGGCGCTGGTCGGCGCCCAGAGCGGAGGGCAGCGGATGCTGGGCACCGCGGCGGCGCAACTGCTGCTGCATGGCAATGCCTTCGTGCAGGTGCTGCGCGATGCGGACGGCAATCCGGCGGAGCTGTTTCCGCTGCGGCCCGAGCGGGTGGCGGTGGAGGTGGACGCGCTGGGCTGGCCGGCGGCGTATCGCTACCGGGTCGCGGCGCAGGAGGTGCGGCTGGCGCCCGACGCGGTGATCCATGTCCGCGCCTTTGCGCCGCTGGACGATCACTACGGGCTCGGCTGCCTGGGCGCGGCCTCGGCGGCGATCGCGATCCACAATGCGGCGGCGACCTGGACCAAGGCGCTGCTGGACAATGCGGCGCGGCCGTCCGGCGCCCTGGTCTATGATCCGGGGGACGGCAGCGCGCTTTCGGCGGAGCAGTTCCGGCGCCTCAAGGAGGAGATGGACGCGAGCTTCGCGGGCGCGGGCAATGCCGGGCGGCCGATGCTGCTGGAGGGGGGATTGAAGTGGCAGGCGCTGAGCCTGTCGCCCGCCGACCTCGACTTCGCCGGCACCAAGGCGGCGGCGGCGCGCGAGATCGCGCTCGCCTTTGGCGTGCCGCCTATGCTGCTCGGCCTGCCGGGCGACAGCACGCATGCGAATTATCGCGAGGCGAACCGCGCCCTGTGGCGGCTGACGGTGCTGCCGCTCGCCGATCACCTGCTCGGCGCGCTGCGGGGCGCCCTGGGCGGTGAGCGGCTGGAGGTGGACCTCGATCGGGTGCCGGCGCTGGTGGAGGACCGCGAGCGGCTGTGGCGGATGGTGAGCGCGGCGAGCTTCCTGTCCGACGACGAGAAACGGGAGATGGTGGGATGGAAATAGGGGGGCGGAGCGGTGCTGGCGCAGCTGATCGCACAGGGGGCGGCGCAGGGCGCGGACCTGGCGACGTTGCGCGGCATCGCGGAGGAAGCGGGCGAGCTGGGTGCGACGCGCGCGCTGACCCGGCTGGGGCTGGCCGATGCGGGCGCCGGGCGCGACCTGGCCGAGCTGCGCGCGCTGCTGGCGGCGTGGCGCGATGCCAAGCGCGCGGCGTGGCAGCGCTTCGCCGGCTGGGTGGCGGCGGTGGTGCTGGGGCTGATCGCGGCGCGGCTGGGGATGGGGATGGGGGTGATGCGGTGATCCTTCGAGACAATGAACAGGTGAGCATGCCCCCGGCATGCTCAGGATCGTCCGGGGGACGATCCGACCCGATCATTTCGACAAGCTCAGTCGTTCCTCAGGACGAGCGGTCTCCCATGCGCGTGCAGGGCTATGCGGCGGTGTTCGGGTTGGTGGATCGGGCGGGGGATGTGATCCGCGCCGGGGCGTTCGGGGACGTCGGCGTGGTGCCGTTGTTGTGGCAGCATCGTGGGGAGCCTGTGGGGGAGATCTGCGCGATCGGGGAGGATGCGCGGGGGCTGTGGATCGAGGCCGAGGTGGTCGCGCCCGAGGTGGTGCGGCTGGTGCGGTCGGGGGCGCTGCGCGGGCTGTCGGTGGGCTATCGCCCGCTGGTGGTGGTGCAGGGCGCGTATCGCGAGATCCGGCGCGCGGCCCTCGCCGAGGTGAGCCTGGTGGCGGTGCCGATGCAGGCGGCGGCGCGGGTGGAGGCGGTGATCGAGGGGTAGCGATCTGCCACGCCAAAGGCGTGATGACGCAAGGGCGAGCCGAGATCGTCATTGCGAGCGGAGCGAAGCAATCCAGGGCGTCATGATCCGGCTCTGGATTGCTTCGCTGCGCTCGCAATGACGGGTCGTCGCGCCCGGAGCGGAAGGTTCATACCGGGGCGCTCGTGGCGGGCGCCCCTCCACCATCCGCTGCGCGGATGGTCCCCCTCCCCGTGCCGGGGAGGATTTCAGCAGGAGAATGACATGGGTGACGTGATGGTGCGTCCCGCGCTCGATGGTGCGCGGGCGATGAGCGGGGGTGCGTTCGACGGGTTCGTGCGGACCGGGGCGACGCTGGAGATGAAGGCGTTCACCGGGGTGAGCGGCGATGCGGGCGGCTATGCGGTGCCGCGCGAGATCGATGGGGCGATCGACGCGCTGCTCAAGGGGGCGAGCCCGATCCGCGGGATCGCCAATGTGGTGAAGGTGGGCTCCGCCGGCTATCGCAAGCTGGTGACCACCGGCGGCACGCCATCGGGCTGGGCGAGCGAAACGGGGGCGCGGCCAGAGACGGGGACGCCGACCTTCCAGGAGATCGCGCCGCCGATGGGCGAGCTCTACGCCAATCCCAGCGCGAGCCAGGCGATGCTGGACGATGCGCAGTTCGACGTGGAGGACTGGCTGGCGGGCGAGATCGCGGCCGAGTTCGCCAAGGCGGAAGGCGCGGCGTTCGTCACCGGCAACGGGGTGAACAAGCCCAAGGGCTTCCTGACCCAGCCGACTGCGGCGACTGCGGACGGGGTGCGCGCCTTCGGGACGCTGCAATATGTCGCGAGCGGCGCGGCGGCGGACTTCGGCGCCAACCCGCAGGAGCGATTGATCGACCTGGTGCAGAGCCTGCGCGCGCCCTATCGGCAGGGGGCGGCCTTCGTGATGAATGCGAGCACGCTGGCGCGGATCCGCAAGTTCAAGACCAGCGACGGCGCGTTCGTGTGGCAGCCGAGCCTGGCGGCGGGGCAGCCGGCGACGCTGCTGGGCTATCCCGTGGTGGAGGCGGAGGACATGCCCGACATTGCCGCCAATGCGCTGGCGATCGCGTTCGGCAACTTCAAGCTGGGCTATCTGATCGCGGAGCGGAGCGAGACCGCGATCCTGCGCGATCCCTATTCGAACAAGCCGTTCGTGAACTTCTACGCGACCAAGCGGATCGGCGGCTGCGTGACCAACAGCGAGGCGATCAAGGTGATGAAGATCGCCGCGGCCTGAGTGACCGTCACCCCGGACTTGATCCGGGGTCCCGCTTCTTCGGGCGGGATCGAGAGGAAGCGGGACCCCGGCTCAAGGCCGGGGTGACGAAAAGGGGACGACCATGATCGAGAGGGAGGCCGGCGCTGGGCGTCGGTGGGCGCCGTGAGCGTGTCCGCTTTGCCGGCGGCGGCGGTTGCGGGAGCGGTGGTGGCGGCGCGGGGGCAGATGCGGCTGGCGGTGGGCGAGGATGCCTTGCTGGCGCGGCTCGCCGGGAGCGCGATCCTGGTGGGGGAGGCGTTCACCGGTTGCCTGTTCGTGGCGCGCGACGTGGAGGAAAGGGTCGCGGCGGGGGAGTGGCGGGCGCTTTCCGCGGTGCCGGTGCGGGCGATCTCGGCCGTGACCGATGGCGAGGGCGTCGCGCTGGCGGCGGAGGCCTTTGCAGTCGACATCGATGGCGAGGGGCGCGGCTGGGTGCGGGCGGCGGTGGCGGCGCGAGCGGGCTATTCGGCGGGGCTGGCGGAGAGCTGGGACGCGCTGCCGGCGCCGCTGGCGCAGGGCGTCGCGCTGCTGGTGGCGCATCTGTTCGAGGATCGTGGCGGCGCGGCCCAGCCGCCCGCGGCGGTGGCCGCCTTGTGGCGGCCGTGGCGGCGGATGCGGCTGGGGCAGGAGGCGCGGCCATGACGCCGGCAGTGGAGGCGCGGATGCGGCGCGCGGTCGCGGAGCTGGTCGCGCGGGTGGCGGCGCGGCTGGCCGAGGTGCCGGGCGTGCGGGTGACCGCGGGCGACGGGGAGGTGGCCGTCGAGGGCCGCGGCCTCGCCCGGCGGGTGGTGGAGGAGCCGGCGCTTCGCTGGCCGGGAGCCGCACCGTGAGCGCGCGCGAGGCGCTGCAGGGCGCGATGGTGACGGCGGTGTCCGGTGCGGTGGCGGTGCCGGTGTTCGATGCGCCGCCGGTGCGCGGGGCGCGGCCGTATGTGCTGGTCGAGGAGCCGGTGCTGACGGACTGGTCCACCAAGGACTGGCGCGGCTGCGAGGCGCGGCTGGCGGTGATCGTGCGCGACGGCGGCGAGCGGCCGGTGCGAGTGCGCGCGCTGCTCGCCCAGGCGTCGGACGCGGTGCTGGCGATGCCGGTGGCGCTGGAGGACTGGCGGGTGGTGACGTTGCGGCCGGTGCGCGAGCGGATCGTGCGGTCGCGAGACGAATGGGTCGGCACGGCGGAGTTCGTGGTGAGGATGAGGGAGGATTGAGATGGCGGTGGAGAAGGGATCGGCGTTCCTGCTCAAGATCGGCGACGGGGCGGCAACGCCGAGCTTCGCGACGGTGGCGGGGATGCGCACCACGCAGCTGTCGGTGAACGGCGAGGCGGTGGTGGTGACGCACAAGGACTCGGGCGGGTGGCGGACCCTGCTGTCGGGCGCGGGGGTGCGGCACGTCAGCGTCTCGGCGGCGGGGGTGTTCACCGGTTCGGCGGCGGAGGCGCGGGTGAAGGCCAACGCCTTGTCGGGCGTGCTCGACGACTATCGACTGACCTTCGAGGGCGGCGAGACGATGACGGGCAAGTTCCTGGTGACGCGGCTGGACTATGCCGGGGATTACAATGGCGAGCGGAGCTACACACTGGCGCTGGAGAGTTCCGGCGCGGTGGTGGCGGGGTGAGCTGCTGCATACGCAGATGAGGAATCATCATCCGTTCGTGCTGAGCGAAGTCGAAGCACATTGGCGGGCGTCGCCGCGTGCCCTTCGACTTCGCTCAGGGTGAACGGAGGTGGGACGGGGGGTGTGCGATGAGCGGGACGGGTGTGCCCAATCCGGTGCGGGGCGAGGCGGGGGTGCGGGTGGCCGGCGAGATGCTGGTGCTGCGCCCGAGCTTTGCGGCGCTGGTGGCGGCGGAGGGGGAGCTGGGACCGCTCTTCGCGCTGGTAGAGCGGGCGGCGGAGGGGCGGCTGGCGCTGGGCGAGCTGGTGGCACTGTTCTGGCACTGCCTGGCCGAGCGGCCGGCGGGGCTGACGCGCGACGCGTTCGGCGAAGCGGTGGCGGCGGGGGGACTCGCCGCGGCGACGCCAGCGCTGGGGATGCTGCTGCGGCAGATCGTGGCGGGGCGGTGAGGGGAGAGTTTGCGGACGCAGCCGCGCGGCTTGCCGGCCTTGCCGGAGCGGCGTTCGGGTGGAGCCCGGACGCGTTCTGGGGGGCGACGCCGGCGGAGCTGGGCGCGCTGGTGCGGGCGGTGGCGGGGGAAGACGTGGCGCCGCCCGATGCGGCGGCGATTGCGCGTTTGAGGGAGGCGTTTCCCGATGGATGAGGAAGTGGAGCGGCTGGTGATCGGCGTGCGCGCCGACGCCAGCGGGTTGCAGCAGGACGTGGCGGCGATGCGCGCCGGGCTTGAGGGGCCGCTGGCGGCGGGCTCCGAGCGGGCGGGGCGGGCGATCGAGGCGAACCTGTTGCGCGCGGTGCGCGGCGGGCAGGTGGGCTTCGAGGAGCTGCGCCGCGGCGTGCTTTCGGTGATGGACTCTATCGCGGCGGCGTCGCTCCGGACCGGGGTGGAGGCGCTGGTCGGCGGCGGTGGCGGCGGGCTCGGGAGCGTGCTCACCGCGCTGCTGGGCGGCGCACCGGGGCGGGCGACGGGCGGGCCGGTCTCGCCCGGGCGGCCCTACCTTGTCGGCGAGCGCGGGCCGGAGCTGTTCGTGCCCACCGCGAGCGGATCGGTGATGGCGACGCCCCAGGGCGGGCGCGAGGTGCGGGTGTCGATCACGGTCAATGCGCCCGCAGGCGCGGCGCCCGAGGCGATGGCGCGGAGCGGGCGGCAGGTGGCGCGGGCCGTGCGCCGCGCGCTTGAGGAGGCGTGAGATGGGCTGGTGCCTGGTGGACGAGCGGCGCGCCGAAGGGTTCGTCGGCCGGTTCGACGCGCGCTTCTGGACAGTGAACTTCCCGCGGCCGATGATGGCCGCCGCGACCAATCCGGCGCCCGATGCGGTGCGGGTGGATTGCGTGTTCTACCGGCAGAACGACCTAGCCGGGGTGATCTGGGAAGCGGAGGACCGGCACGACCATCCGCTGCTGCGCTACGAGACGGCGCGGGACTTTCGCGGCTGTCGGCTGAGTTTCCGCTGGCGATCGGCGGGGGTGCGCGCGCTGGATGCGGTGCATGGCCCGGTGCTGACGATCGACGGGCGCGATGCCGAGGGGAGTCCCCGCAGCTGGTACGTGCGGCTGTGGAACTATGCGGTGGGTACGCCCGAGGACGCCGAGGTGGCGATCGACTTCGCCACGGTGGCGGGCGGGTTCGTCCATCCCGACGAGGCGGTCCCGGTGTGGGCGGGAGACGTGGACCGGATGTTCGTTTCGCTGGTGCCGCCCGGCTATACCGAGGCCGATGCGCCGCTGGCCGCGGCCGAGGAGGGATGGGCGGAACTGTCCGCGATCCGCTGCGATGGGCCGGGCGCGGTGCTGGCGATCGGCGAGGCGGTGCTGCCCGAACATGGGCTGGGGATCGCGACCGGCTATGATGACAGCTACAACCTGACGCCCGCGCGATTGCTGCGCAACATGCTGCACCTCGGCTATCGCGGCACGATCAACCATTATGTCGGGATGAGCCATTACTTCCGGCTCGACGGCGACGGGCTGGCGACGCGCACCGGCGGGGCGATCAACGCCCCATGCGCGGCGTGGCACCGGGCATTCGCGGAAGGGGCGGCGGCGCTGGGGCTGGGGGTGATCTGGTCGCTGTCCTACGAGCTGTTCGA